CCCCAAGCGTTGCGTTCCAAACTGATGCAATCGCGTTGATGATGCGCGTCCAAACGCTCAACATGCTGTTCAAGTAGCCGGACACAAAATCGACCATGACTTTGACGCCAACTTTGACGGCGCCGAACACAGCATTAGCGACTTTTCTAAAGCCTTCAAACTTTGCGTAGGCGGCGACAAGAGCTGCACCAAGTAGCACGATTGCAGCGACCACAAGGCCGATCGGGTTTGCAGCCAGCGTGATGTTAAACGCGGTCTGCAAAAACGCTGCGGTCTTGATCGCCACGTTGTAGGCAATTATGGCGGCTGACAAAGTGCCGATGACGCCTGCCAAGATGATGACGACGTCAGCGTTTTCTTCGACGGCTTGCGCCATTTTGGTAATGATTGGAACCAGGCGCTCAAGCAATGGCAAAACAGCGGCGCCGATGCTTTCTTGCATTTCGGCAAACGCGATCTGCATTTTTGCCATGCCGCCCTCAGCGGTTTCGGTGAATGCTTTGTTAGCTCCGCCGAACGTCCCACCGAGCACGCTAATAATGGTTTCCATGTCGGCACCCTCTTTGATGAGGTTTGCCATTTCAGGGGTAAGCGATCGCAGCGCTTTGTAATTGCCTTGATACGCCTTGGCTAGTGCGTCGGCAACGGTGGTTGCGTCAATAGATGTTGCCCGGCTGATATCAAGCACGAGCGACATTTGCGATTGGGCTTCGTTGATGTCTTTCGTGCCACGAACAAGTGCGGCGAATGCTGGGCGCAGTACGTCGTCGGCCACCGCGGCCTGACGTGACATGGCGCTGATCGCTTTCTCAACCTCAGCAATCTGCTCTTGCCCGGCACCTGTTGAGTTTTGAAGTTGTACGGCAAGTGCCGCTTGTGCAGCCTCATCTTCCGCAGCCGCCTTAGCGGCCATGCCAAGCCCAGCAGCAAGTGCGCCCGCAGCTGCGATCGCGGGCACAAACGCCTTTTCCATGCCATAGCCGACTTTTTCTGAAGTCGTCTCAAGGCTGTTAAATTCTTTTTTGGCGCGCGCAATACCCTTGTCGTCAAACTCGCTGATGATGGGTATGCGAATGCTCATATGGTTGCAATTCTACGATTTATCTCGGTAGCAACCTGTTCAAGCGCTTTAGTCATTTCATCCTGCACGTCGGTGATGTGCGCTTCGGCTGATGGCCACATGACGCGCGACGGGTTGCCAGCAAACGCGGTCAGCGCGTCGCCTAGGCGGTTTGAGTTGCCACGGCCCGCAATGTCATAGATGGCGGCTGCCGGGTCTTTTTGGATGATGGTTACTACGCCGTCTTTTTTGCGTCCTGCATCCACTTTGACCTGTACGCCTCGTCGAGCTTTGCGTTGATCCCACGGCAACAGTTGACGCCCGTTTTGCGTCCAGCGATACCGCATACCTGATAAGGCTTGTGCCGGGTAGCGGCTTTGTGCTTCAAGCACGATCGGGCTGGCAATCTGTTTGGCATCCTTGGCGAATTGTTTGCGGGCCTCAGGGTCAATCTGCCTGAGGTCTTGCAACATTTTCTTGACGCCAATCACTTCAACGGTTGCCATTAGCGGCCCCGCTTTGCTTGTTGCTGTTGCAGCTCAAGCACATGGAACACGGTGGTCATGTCTCGAGTGTCAAACTCCACTTGCGGCGGCCAGTAGCCCGTCATAACTAAGACCTCAGCGAGGGAGCGTCGCCAGGTGCCGCGATGGTAGGGGTTTCGTCGGTGGTTTCCTCGATCGGCGTGATTTCCATGTCGGGGTGTTCAGCGACCCATTCACGCCACGTATTAGGCACTTTGTCGCCAGCAAGCTTGCACAAGATGTACGCCCAACAGCACATATCGACAAAGCCGATGCCTTTGCCATCTGCGGATCGGCGGTTCTCGGTCTTTTCCCACTCAACAATGGCAAGCATGTTCGTGACCATTGTGCGGGGTTCGCGCCCGTCCTTGAGGTCAATTTTTAGTTTAACGCGCATTAGTTACCTTTCGTCGGGCAAGGCTCCGCCAGCGCGGGCTTGCTTTGTTTGTTTTCAGCGCCGCCCGATCGGGCTGGCGAGAACATGACTAGCTGGTGGCCTTTGCAAGTGTGCCACCCGTGAACGTCAGATCAATCGTTGAAAGTTCGCCGAGCGATGCGTTGATCGGGGTGTGGCTCTCAAGGTATGCACCGGTGAGCGTGTACGACGGGTTGGTTGCCGAAACCGCACCGGATGCTGGCTGCAATACCAGCGTGGTGGTCGTGCCGACAAGGCTGTAGATCGATGCTTCGGTTTCGGTCGCCGCGTACGACTGGTACAACGTGACGGTAATGCTGTTGTTGGCGAGGCCTGCGGTGTAGGTGCGGGCCGTTGAGCCAAACGCGGTGTTTTCCAGCGCTTCAACGTTGTAGGTGATCGTGGCGGCGGTGCATTGGTCGCTGAGGTCAACGCTGTTGATCGTGACGCTCGGGTTTGACAGGTAGACGCTGGTTGCCATGTGGGTTACTCCTCGACTGGTTCTGCTTTGACTTTAGACGACTTTTTTGGTTTGTCGGTGGATATGAAGCCAACCGACAACAGGGCGTCAATGTTGGTGCCTTCTACTGGTTCAAACTTGTCGCCTGGTGTGCCGAGGCGTGGGCTGACGATGACGTACATGATCGCTCCTAGCTTGTCTGTGCCTGCATGGTGACCGTGAGATCGTAGGCAGGCAGGATTGAGCCGCCGATGTCAATAACGGTTGGTCGGCCCCCGGTGACGGCCACGTTTTTGGCTAGCAGCATGGCGCAAATGTTAAGCAGCGAGCGTTGGGCGTCAAGGTTGGCGGGGCCGAGCGTCAGCACTTTGACCGGGAATGTCAGTTTAACGATGTTGTAGTTCCAGCTTTCCCATGACGGTGCGTCAATAAACGCGCACGGCGGGACGATGTTGCGGGGATCGTTGACAACCTGTAGCCCTGTAATGGTTTGCAGGGTTGCGGTCAGATCGTCAATGGCCTCGTTGAACAAGTCGGTGTAGGCAGGTACGGGCATCAGGCCACCTGTGGGCGGTCAATCCCTAACAGCTGCTTCACCATGCCGGACAGGCCGACGACCGGGGCAGTTGCCATGCCGTCAAACGACGCAAATTGATCCATTGAGCCGCGCTGACGATACAAAGCACCGCCGTACATGATCGTGCCTAAGGTGACGTCGCTTGATGGGCTGGTGCTGACGCTGTCGATGTATCCGGCTTCTTGTCGGCGTCGGTAGCAGAATTGGTTGGCGGCTGCGGCGCATTGCGTCAAGAACGCTGCGTCGCCTGCGGTTGCGGTGCCGATCCCTAGCCAATCCTCGATGTTGGTTGCGGTGATCCAAGTACAAACGGGCGTGTAAGCGAGCGTCCCGGTGGATGCGACACGATTGACGTTGCTAGCGGTCTTGGCGTACAACACCTGATTTTGGATCGGTACCTGATAGTCGTACATCAGGTCGCCTTCGGTGTCGGTGCCGAGGTACAGGTATTGCGGGAGCGCGTAAACGGTGTATGAGCCGTTGAAGGTTGCGTCGACGCCTGTGACGGTGATTGCGCCGCCTACAACTACTTCTGAGGGTGTGAGGAGTTGTAGGACGGCGTAATCGTCCAGCAGGTACTTATGGGTGACCGTGTAATTGGCCATGGTGTAGGCCTCCTACCCGGTTCAGTTGACGACGATGTACTTGACCTGATCGGCGTCTGCGATGAAGGTTGCGACGTACCCGTAGTACGAGAACGTGCGTCCGAGAGTGCCAGGCACTTCGACCGACATGAGGCCGCGTACCTGCTCGTAGAACTCGATGGCTGCGCCGCGGGCAACGTAGAGGGTGCCTGCTGCGAAGTTGCGGTCTGCGACGAGGTTGAGGCCGAACGGGTTGAACGTGTTGGCGACCGTGATGTTTGCGGTGCCAAGTCCGTTGACGCCCATGAGGCCTGCTGCGCCTGCGTACGGGAAGATCGGGCGCTTGTCTCCATCGAGCTGGCTGCCGAGCTTCTGCCATACGTCCGGCGACACGAACAGGTGGTCGGGCAGGAAGTTTGTGGCGTTGAGGATGTCGGTGGCTGCGTCGTACAGCGCAGAGATCAACGAGGACGGGTCGTTTGCGGTGACCGTCCAGGTTGCGCCTGATGCTGATGCGCCGTTGGTGATTGCGTCTGCGGCAATGTTGTCCGAGGCAAGCATGTACTGGCCAGCAAGGTCGCGCAAGATGATTTCCATTGCGGCTGGGCTAGTGAAGTCAATGTCCTGCACCGACAGCGTGACCTGACCAGCGAGCGTGGTCTTGGTGACGACGTTAGATGCGATGACCGGGGTGGTGGCCGATGCGCCCGTCAATTCGGTCGACTGAGTTGCAACCGAAGGGTGGGTCGTCCACGTCGGACGGATGAACGTCTTTTGGTTGCCACCGTCTGGCATTGCGCGAGCGCCGACAGCTGCGACGACTGGGCGAATGTAGTTCAGATCCTGGAAGACCGGGCCGAGAACTGGCACGGGCAAAAGACCTGGGGTGTCGGTGGTGAGGGTGTCACCTGCGGCTGCCTGAAGTGCCGACTGGCGCGACTTGGCGGCCTCGACGAATGCTTCGTTGACCTTGCGGAACGTGTCGCCACCGATGTGGTAGGCGGCCATGTATTCGCCCGCGGTTGGCATGCCAAAATTGCGCTTTGGCTGTGCTGGGATTGGTGCGGTTGGGATCGTGGCCTCGACTGCTGCGGCCTCGACGACTGGTGCGTTGTCCATTGCTGGTGTCTCCTCTTGTGGGGTCTCTTGTTCAGTATTGCCGATTTCTTCTTCGGGTTGGTGGATACTTGCGGCTACTTCGGTGATTGCAGCCTGGTCGCCGAACGCTCCGACCGGGACGAGCGACAGCTCGATCCAGTCTGCGGCTTCAACGATCATGGTGCCTTTGTCGTCGTAGCTGAATTTGGTCGGGTTGATGCCGATTGATACCTGGTCAATGACGCCTTCGCTGAGCAGGGTCATGGCGTCCTGGCCTTGGCTGGATGCCGAAACTTTGGCGGTGAACATCATGCCGTCTGCGGTGTCAACACGCTCGGTGACGACGCCGACAGGCATTGTGCTGTCGTGGTACATGAACAGGCGCGGTGCTTTGCCTTCGACGGGTAGTGCGCCCGGCTTGATTACGACGGATTGGCCTGATGCGACGGTCGCTTCCACGTTGTAGGGGACGGCGACGCCTGAGATTTCGCGTCGGCCTGCGCCTTTGCCTGCGGTGATGGCGAAGTCGGTGCTAGTGAATTTGATCATCGGTTTGCGATCCTCTCTTGCGTGTTTTCTTCAATGTTGACTTCTGATGGTTCATCCATTTTGTCTGCCATGTATTCCTCAGACAGGTAATCATCAGCGTCAAATTCAACGTATGTGCCGCGTGGTAGCACGTTATCCATTGACAGGGTTGCGGCGATCGCTTCGGCATAAAGTTTGACGCCAAAGATGTAGAGGTCGGCGCGGGCCTGTTGTGCTGACTGGTATGAGTACGATCCGGTGCTGACGCCGACGAGGTATGGCGGTACGTTGCCAAGGCGTGCGGCCTCAAGCGCCGAATAGTTGGCGCTCTCGATCAGCAGCATTTTGTCGGGCGTCATTGTGGTCGGTTCGTAGTTCAGGTACTGGTTGAGCGCAGCGGTCTGATTGGTGGCTCGAGCTGCGTTGAATTGGGCGGCGATGTCGGTCAATTCTTGTGCTGACAATGGCTCGCCGTCGGTTTGCTTGAGGATGCCTGCCGGGATTGAGCTGCTGGCGTTGCGGTTTCGGGCAGCCTCAATCTTTAGCGCCGTTTCAATGGCGCCCGGTGCCGAATAGATCAAACCTTGAGTTGGGCTGAGGAATTGCACGAGGTTTGCGGGGTCAAGTTCGCCACCGTTAAAGTACACCTGCTTAGATGGTGCAAACCACACCGGGCCAACCTGATCAGGCGTCGTGATCGACCCGGTCGGCAGGCGCGTGAATGATGCTGGGTAGCCGTCGGCGGTGCGTGACGTGATGTACCAAAACGCGCGACCGTAGAAGAAGAGGTCGTCAAATGTCCAGGCCATGATGTGCCCGTACGGCACGGTCGGATCGGGTCGACGTAGCCATGACCGTGGTGCCAAATACACCTTGGTCATTTCTTCTTCGAGTTCGTTCCATACTTCGTTGTACATTTTGAGTGGCATGCAGCTGATGACGGATGCCATGAGGTCGCGCGCACGGTTGATCGCTGGTACTGAGATTGCGCGGTTGCGGGCTTCACCTTCTTGGTAGGTGTAGTACTGGCCGATCATGTTTGGGCCTTGCGCGTTTGACGTGTAGCCGACAGCGGCCTGCACTTCAGCGACTGGGGTGGTGCTGATTGCGGCAGTTTTTTTAGCGAACAGGGCCATGCGTCAAGTGTGCCACAAGCGTCAAGCGTTTATGTGTACCCGCCCGCCGACACGATCCCGACGAAAGGCCGGGGCGGGTACGTTGCGATGCTACACGCTGACGATCATTGGGCGACCGCTTTGTGCTGGTCGAGCGACCATGCCCGCAGCCCACACCATGCACCTGGCTAACTCGATTGGGCCGGGTGAGCGTTGTGATGACAACACCAACGTGTTCTGTGTCTTGACCGCTACGGCACGTTGGACGTGTTCGGCCAGCATTGTCTCGCCCGTGTGTAGCAGTCTGCCCTGGTTGATCAGGTCGCGTACGACAGGCGTGAGTTTGCCAAGTTCGGCGTAGCCGACGATGACGCGGCGACGCTCAAGGTTTGGTGGGCAAATGGCGTCAATGCTGGGCGACATGGCAAACCGCAAGGACGGGTCAGCAGCAACTTCAGCGAGCTTGTCGTACAGCTCGCCGATCGTGTCAACGACGAACGCAATAGTGCAGACGGTGCGACCGTCGGGCAGATTGACGGCACGTACAGCGGCGTATCGGCTGTCGTCCAAGCTGGCTTCAATGGCGATGATCCCGCCCATTGGGATCGGGCCTCGGTGCTCAAGTTCGGGCCAGCGTCCTGGTGCGATCCAGCCGCGCGCCACGGTGACCCATAGGTTGAGGCTGGCGCGTAGGAATGATGCGCGGTCAGGGTTTTCGCTTTCCTGTTGCAACGTGTCAAGCGTGAGAGTGTGGCCGATAGCGGGGTTGCCCCATGTCCACGATGCCGGGCTCATCGGGTCAACGTGCGGTGGTGGTGACCATTCAGCCATGTAATTCACGGTCGGTTGCCCGCTGTCGATTGCGCGTAGCCCATGTTCGCGCCAACGTTGGAACAGCACCGATGCCTCAGTACCCGCGGTCGACATGAATAAGGCGAACGGGTTTTTGCGGGCGCGTTGCGCTGGCATCAGGCCGCCCTCGACGACTTCGGCGTCAACGTCGAACAGCTCGTCCACAATGAGCAGGTCAATGCTCATGCCGTGGCCTGCATTGTGTTTGGCGGCTTTGATCCACCACGTCGTGCCATCCGGCATCGTCACTTTGTTGCGACCATACGACCGCGACACATAGGCGCCGTATTTGTTTTCCAAGATGTCAGCCAGGTCGTCAAAGACCATGACGGCCAAGTCAAGGCGGTGCGCGACCGACACGATCGTTTGTTTTTCGCCCCTGATTTTCGGCATTTCCAACAGCCAAAAAAGGATTACCGATTTGAGAATGATTGACTTGCCGTTCTGACGGGCCACCGACCCCAACGCCGACCGATGCACCAACAGCCCCTCGTCATCAAACGTCAACGCCCGATTGAGAAAATGCACCTGCCACGGCATCAACTCAAGGCCCAGCGCGTCCAGGCATATGTCCCCCACAAGCGGCCCGAACGATCCCGCCCCATCCGGGCTGATCGTCTCCAATCGAGGCTGATCATGGCCAGTTGGCGCCAGTTCAGGCTGGTTCGGGCTGGTCTTTGGATATTCGAGATTGGGGCTCGGGGTGATCTCGTTTGCGTGTAAAAATTCGTTTAGTGCCTTTTCGCGATTGAGTTTCGCGGCGGCCAGTTTTTTGTTTCGGTGTGTTGCGCCACGTGCAGCGTTGCAAGGTTTGCATGATGGTACGAGGCCGTCTGCGTGTGTGCCTTCGCGGTCTACTTCGACGAGGTGATCTGCTTCGGTTGCGGGTCGGCGTCGGCACCAATGGCAGATTGGGTTATCGGCAAGCAACGCTTTACGTGCGGCTTTGTATGCGGGGGAGCTGTATTCGCTGCGGTTCATTGTGCCCCCCATTGCGCGGCGCCCCCCAGGGGGCTTGCGCCTCGATGTGCATAAGTAGCCGTCGTGTCGGGTTCAAGTTTGTTGTGCATGTTTGATATCAACCTTAATGATCTGTGTGAGGGCAGAGAGGTGTAATGCCCACCCCGCGGCTTGCCTCTACCCGCGTCCCACTAGCTAACTTGCTGAACATATCGCCTTGACGCTTTGCCCCGCCACCTTCGTGTTGCTGTTTGAGGGCGCGTCAATCTACCCCCGTTACCGGGTGTCATCCATCCACCGTGCGATCGGTTTAGGTCTGTGGTCGATCTAGTCGACGTTGATTTCGGTGCTGTACCAATAGGCCTTGACCGCTTTACGCAGCGCCCACCGCAGGTATTTCAGCAGCTCATCTTTATGTGACTTCTCCATGTCAAGCGCGTTGACGCGCGCGATCATGTCGATCAGTTTGTCGGCTTGGTCGAGGCTCATGTCAGCGCTTCTCCCATTGACGTGCATATGCGCCGCCGATTGCAAACAATGCCAAAGCAATGGCTGTACCAATAACGGCGTTGATCATTGCGTGTCCTTTTTGAGTGCGTCAATGACGCGGTTGGCTTCAGCGATCGTTAGGGCTTCCGGCACAGCTGCATCGCTAGCCAACACCTGTTGAACGTAATTGAATAGGCCTTCCTCATCGAGCGACAGTTTCTTTGCCAGCGCTTTCATGTAGCCGACCTGCTTAGGGGTGGCTGCTTTTGATCCGCCGACGGTGGTGATGTATTCCGGCGCAACGGGCGGGGCGTCCGATCCGGGCGCAAGGTTGCCCGCCCCCGCCCGCTGCACCTTTGCCATCTCCTGACGGGATGGCCTTTTGCCGTGCGTTGCGTAGTCGCAATTAGCGAGCGCACGACCGATCGCAGACGTTTCACAGTTTTCGACGAATGATGTTCGGTTGACTGGGCTTGAGCCTTTGACTTCTTCGGCGTAGCCAGTCGCGGTGGGTGTCGCTTGGCTGGCGTCAAAGTACACTTCGGCGCGAAAGATGCAGCTGTCACCGTCGTAAGCCATCATTGCTGTCTCAATACGGCCTGTGGGGTGGTCAACCCAAAATCGGGCTAGTCGATCCTCGACGGTTTCGTAGTTGCTGAGGTCAAATGCCATTATGCGGCTGCCCATACGGTGAGGCGTTGAGCGTGATCATGCTGGCCGCCACGGTTGGCGTGGCGTACGGCGCCGGTGTTCACGATGGTGCGGCGTCGCACAGCTGCATTGAGCCGACCAGCAAGCCCTTTGGTGACGGGGAAATGTTGGCCAAGTTTGGCCCACACGTCGTCAGCGGTAAAGTATCCGATCTCGCGGGCGCAGGCGTCAATAGCGGCATCGACTTGACGTTGCTGTGCGGGTGTCCATTTAGCGTCGGCGACAGCCTGGCTGATCTGCATTGCCTGCCCATATGGGGTAACTGGTTTGGCGGTTGGTACGCGACCGTCACACACGAAATGGGTGCGGCCTTGAATGTCGGGCCATGCAATCATGCCTTTGCAAATGGTGCAGTTCATTGGTCGCCTGCTTCCCATGTTTCCAGATCGACAAGGCCACGAAATAGTTCTTCGGCGAGACGCGCTGTTTCGGGATTTACTTGATCAATTTGCTGGTCACAAAACAAATTGCGAAATGTTGCAGCGCACGTGCGCCATTTGTCGATGCGATCAGAGGTCATCATCGCGCTTTTTCCAATGCGGCGATCGCCTTGTCAATGGTCTCGATGTCGTACAGCGGTTCCGGGTCGCACAAGCTCATAGCGTTGCGGATGGTGCGTAGGCGTCGGATGATGTCGCTGTGCGGGTTGAAGATCGTGTCCACGATTTCGTTCAACGCTTTTAAGTGTTTTGCTGATGCGGATGTTGGCTCAAAGTTGTCGGCAAACATTTGTCGGGTCTCCTTGCTGAGTGTGTCGTCGGGATCTATGTAGGGATGTTCTATCACAGGTGTGTCACGGTGCTGTGGCAGCCCACGGGCCCCACCCAGAATTGTTGTAAATGGCAAGCGCAGCGCGCAGGTTTGCTTCAGGGATAAACAGTTCTGAGCAGTCGGTAACGCCGACGCCTTGCACTTGTAACCAGCCCATCGGCCAATTGCTGTTCGGTAGGCACCAAAAGCCGTTGATTTGGGTCAGGCCGTATGACCCGCCCATCGGGTCGTTGACGTTGTGGCCAGTCGGTGTGCATCGGCTTTCGCGCAACATGACAACGGCAAGCGTGTCAAGCTGATCTTCGGGCCAGCCAACCTGGCGGGCAAGGTTTACGGCGTCATCGCACGTAGCGATCGTGGTCGGCAAACTGGTTTCGGTGACGGTAATTTGCCCGATGGTCGTAGTGGGGTACACGTTCCATGATGCGGGTGTGGTCGTGGCGCTAGGTTGCCCTGAAAGGGGTCTAGGAGCCTCTAGGAGCGTCGTAAGCCCTAGGACTGCTGTAACTAGGGTGGCTAATGCGGCTAATGGATTCAATGTCATGGCTAGGTTCCTTTCGTCGGTGATCCCACCCTAGGGGATCTGACGGGCCTATGCGGGAATACCCTCAAACACCTTGAGGAATGCGGCTTTTACGAGGTTTGGGTTGTCTGCCATTTTGGGTGTGATCTCGACGTGCCACCAGTCGCCGCCAGGCGCGCCGGACACGGTTTTCTTTTGGTAGACCTGCCAGGCCATGCGGTCGCAACGCCATGCTCGACCGAATGGTTGAGGCCAATAGTCAATGACCATTTGTAGGCCGAGTTCGTTTGCGTTGGCTACGCATGCGCCGATAAATACGCGGCTAAGTTGGCGTCCGTTGGGTTTGCCACGATGATCGGGCATATCACGGTAGGAGAGGTCAACGGCGCGGCCTGTGGCGTGTACCGACAAGCTGCCAGGTTTGCCTTTCATGTCACGTTGCCCGTACGACCCGTTATTCCACAGCGACCCGTTGGCGTATTTGACGGCTTGGCGGATCCATTCGTCCATGCCTGGGCGTGGGCCTTTGGCGGGGCCGTCGGCGTTGCCGATGTAGTCGGTGGCGCCTGGTACGCCGGGTTTAGCTTTGGCTATTGCCACGACCGTATGCCGGATCGTTGGGGTTGGCCCATCGCATGATGACGGGCAGGAGAGCTGCGGCGGCTGCTTTGGCGAGGTGTTGCGGGTCGGTGTTACCGGTGGCGACCACCGCTGCGACAGCGGCGATCACGGATCGAGTGTACGAGGCCAGCATCGCTTTGGTTTGTTTGCTCATGGGTGGTTCTCCGTGTGATGGTCGATTTTTTGTTCTATTCGGCCCAACGCTTCGTGTACCCGTCCGTGATCTTGACGGTTTTCTTTTTGGCCCCGATGAATGATCGCAACGAGTACAGAGAAAGCGCCAGCGATGACAGCCACCACAAACGGAGAGTCCATTTGATCATCCGAATATGACGCGGATTTCGTCCGCGGTCAGTCCGATCCTTTTGAGCGCAGCTTCTTTGGTCGCTTGATCTTCGGCAAATGCGTCAGCGGCTTTCTTGTGTACGGCCGCGCATTCGTCATCGGTCAAGTCGTAACGATCGTTGCTTGTTCCTGTCCAAATTTTTCCGTCTGTTTCAATGCTGATTGGCTCATGATGACCGAGGGCAAGTGCAGCGCGATAAATGTAGCCGGGGTGCATAAGTTTCCTTTACGGTAACGGGATAACGGTTATGTATCGATTGAAAAATCCAAATGTTGCGCCATCAACGCGATATTGCAATTTAAATGTGTTGGATCCAGCAGTCAGTCCAGTCATCAAAAACGTTGCGCTGACTTGCAAGTTGGCGTTTGCGTTCCAAGCCGCAGCACTTCCTCCAGTCCCATCAGCTGCGGCGATTGTTGATGCACCCGAAACATCTACGCTGAGAAATCCGGTGTTTCCTATTGCTGCTGTGTTGTAAATCGTGGCAGAAATTGAGACAAGTGCGGATGTTCCAGTATCGGTTGTGACGGATGGGCCAACTGTGGCCAAATCGGTGTAGGTGATGCTGCTCGTTGTTTGATTCGTTTCAACTCTTGCACCCGTTCCGTTGAGATTTACCCATGCCGTTCCGTTGTAAACCTGTAAAAGGTTTACATCTTCAAGGTATGCAAGTTGGCCTTCGGCCAACGTTTTTTCACCTGTTCCGCCAAATGCGGCATTTCGAGTTGTGCCTGATGCGAACACGGGTAAGCCTGTGTTGACTTCCGTCATTTGCTGCGCGGTCAATACTTGTCCGGCGGTGAATGCGGGAACGCTGGTCTGTGTGTTTGGCATGGTGTCTCCTATCCTAAAACATTGAGGGCGTCAAGTACGCCATACACCGGGTCGTCAAGAATTAGCTCGTAAACAATGGTTGTTGGCGCGGTGAAGAATGTGATGCGGTGGCCTGTTTGGTAGTTGATGGCGTGTTCTACGCCTTCTACCGATAAGTCTTGGGCCAAGCTAGTGGTTGTGTTTCCTGTTTGAAAGGTTTTTTCAATGCTGATTGTGTCGCCAATGTCGACGATGGCAACGGTGTCGCGGTCAGATGTGGTCAGCATGCTGAATTGTGTGCTGACGTCGGTGTATCGAGCTTCAGGTTCGGGGTTGATTAGATAGGTAGCGGCTACGGCAAGTTGCCCAGCTGTGCTTTCTAGCAGGCTGTTGGTAATGGCCTCAGTTTGAATGAAATAGGTGGCGATTGAGCCTGCGTCGCTGTTGACGGCTGATGATCCGTCTAGGTTTTCTATGTAGACGCGGTTAACAACGCTGTCTGCTTCAAAAGTGATGCCGACGGTGTCGTATGGCAGTTGTGTTGCCATGTCATCAAATTCGGCGACCGTGGGTGTCAATGTTGCGCCGACCCGATCTTGGAATGTCAATATGCCGTCGCGTGACATGAATAGTCGACCGAATTCGGCGGTGTCGTTTATTTGGTTGAGGTAAGCCAGCACGTTTGTGCCTGCGGGAACGGTGTAGGCGCTGTCGTGGCCAAGGTTGACGGTGCCTGTTGAAATGTTGCGGGCGGTTGGCCCGGTCGGGAAGTCGACTTCGGGTAAATCTAAAACGGTTTCTATGCGTTCGCCTGAGGTTTCGGGCGTGACGTTGAGTTCGTCCATGTAGGTTTGAGCAAGTAGATAGAATTGGTCGGCGCAGTAGACGCTGACGGTGTTGATACCGCCTAATGCAAAGTTGTAGTCGTAATTGACGATATAGCCCTTAAATAAGTATTCAGCGTTGTTGCTGTTGTCGTATCGGATCAGGTTGACTTGGCGCATTGGGGCTAAACCTGGCACGTTTTGGTTTGCGTCGTAATACGGGCTTGATGTGTCAAATGGGTTGAACACTCCGTTAGCAAGCGTGTCGTTGAGCGTGAACGTCATGGTGCCTGCGCTGAACTGATCGCCTTGGTCGCGGCGGCCTCGACGCACGTTGATGTTGAGGGCGCCGTCGGTGACATCAGCAAATTGTGTTGTGCCGTCAAGAACGTATTGCGTATTGTCTAAGACGCCTTTGTATTGGTCATCCAAGGTGAATGCGTTGACTGTGAAGCCTGCGTCGATTTCAAGCGTGTAGTTGCCTGATTGGACGATTGCTGTGCCGGGCATCAGACGTACCCGCTGACCTCAATGCGCGCCGGGCCAGCTGAACGGTTATAGGCGCGGATGCTGTCCACCACGGCTTGCCCGATCTCGGCGCTAGTTGCTAAACCACCGTTGACGTTGACGGTGATGTTGTCCAGCATGGCGTTGCGGGCGCTCGAGGTGAACGGGTTGCTGGCAATGCCTGCGCCAAGCATATTTGGGGCTTCGGCAATGGCGACTTGGGAAGTAGCCCTGCCACCGCCGCCACCGCCCCCGGAGGGCACGCTAGGAGCCGCTACAACGACCGATCCGCCCGCGGATGAGGGAATAGGCACCCCAAGGTTTTTGTCGCCTCCTACGGCCGCCACAGCGCGACTAGAGCTTGATCCGCCGATCGTTCCCATTTCTGGGATGGTGAAGCCTTTGCCGCCAATGCCTGGCACCCAATCTGGGATCTCGAATGACAGACCCCCAAGCGTTGCGTTCCAAACTGATGCAATCGCGTTGATGATGCGCGTCCAAACGCTCAACATGCTGTTCAAGTAGCCGGACACAAAATCGACCATGACTTTGACGCCAACTTTGACGGCGCCG